TAAAATCCTTTACTGACTTGCTGTGGTCTGAATGAACGTGGCTGACTATGCAGCCAACCACATTTCTTATGTTCCAATCCAAGCCTTTCTTGATTTCCTTAATCGGTATTCCACAATCAAGGATAAGTGTTTCTCCACTGTCGGAAGTTAGCAGATAGCAATTTCCGGCTGACGATGAGCCTAAGCATTTTAATCTCATACTCACACCTCGATTTCATTATCCTGTGGAAACTGAAAATAGTAATTGCTTGAAAAACTGACATCTGCATTAACTTTATTGCAAAGTAGAATATCGCCAATTCCTAATTTTTCTCCAAACTCCTGTGGTGTTAAGTTAGGGATTTTGTCTACATTTAATTTTGGCTTTCCTGCGTATGCTTCTCTCAGCATTTCCATAGCCTTAATTGCCTTTTCTTTAGTGGAATATTCAGCCAACGCAATGTCATTAATCAAGCCTTCTACTCCTGTTAAATTACGGTTCAAGAAATAAATAGCATTTCTAAATCTCTGAATAACTACCATTTCATAAGGAACATCTATTGTTCCGTCCTGTGATATTACTCTCATTCAAAAAAAACTCCTTTTCTAACAAATCTTTATTGTCAAATTTGTTACCGATAACTTCGATTCTTTCTTTCTACGGAAAAGTCGGCGAATAGTTGGGAACGTCCAGCCATCGAATAATAAAAGCTGTGTTGGCAATATCATACTCAATAATACCGATTGTAGGCTCTCCTGCCTTAGGCTTATCAGTTCTTTTTACAATATCATTTTCGTACATCATATTTCCGTTTTTATCTTTTAGTCCTGTACATTGGCATACTGTACGTTCGTCAACTTCATCGATAGTAATAAAATTCAATATGTGGTCGTATTCTGTAACGATATAAGGCATGCCAGTAAAAGTGTGAATCAAATTTCCGATAGCCCATTCGTTGGTATCTTTTTGCTTTGTTTTAAATAAATATCTATCTTCCATATTTTCTCCTATTCCTGCATAAACGGTGGAAGCGTACTGTCTTCTGCCTGTTCTTCGGTTACTTCTGTGGCTGTGGTGTCGATAATGTCGCTTTCCTCAAAATCTACTGTGTTTGCGTTCTCTTTAACCTCATCAGCAACAACCTTTTCTGTATCAAGTTTCACATCTGATATATTCTGAAATTCTTCCTGTGCATACAAGCCTTGGAATCTATCTGGAAATGCTTCCCTTAAAGCCTGTACGACAGCAACCTTTCTAATCATTGTAGCTGGTTTTTTTGCCCACTGGCTATTGAGTGAGCCGTCCTTTTTTCTTCCAGCATATTCGTCAAAACCTACTGACTGGTATTCGTCCTCTTTTCCGTCAATAAAGATTTTCGCCCAGCCACCTACGATGGTTTCGTTAGGTAAAACCATTGTTCCCTCTCGCTCTTCAACAGCTCCGTCCTTTTTAATTACAATAATTCCTGCTTTCTTTCCTTTATATCGTGGGTCTGCATTGGCTCTCTTTGTAAAAACATCTTTTCCAGTAACTATTGTGGCGGGCTCGTTGCTTCCATACTTAATAAGGTATGCTTCTCTCAAAAACGGATTTAAGTGCTGGTATCTGCATAATGACATAAACATCATTACTTCTCCGTCAGATACATTACCACCACCGCTTACAAGGTATCTCCTTATCATTGTTGGAGAAATTTTTACCATTTCTCCATTTGATTCATATTCAACTAACTGCGTATTCTCTGCCATAATTATTCCTCTCTTTCTAATAATTCTTTTACATATAAATCTGTTTCTGTCATTTACTAATCCTCCGATTCAAAGATTTCAGATGAAAAGATACAAAATGGGCGAACACCGTTGCTGTCGTAACAGCGGTTGTAGCGGAAATTGCCGGACGGCGAAACAACGGTAACGGAATATTCATAGCTATTACGCTTTGTACTCCGTGGTGTTGCAAGCCACCACCAATCGTCAGTATTCGGAATAAATCTTCTGTACTTGCGGTAGTCATCTACGGTCAATAAAGATACTGTGTCTTTGCAGTTTCCATATTCATCTTGACCGTCAAGCGAAAGAAGATTTCGATTAAACGAAACGATATTTTCTTCCCCTATCTCATCAGCAATTTTTTTAATAAATTCCGTGTTGAGATATCCTCTCAACTGACTTCCAACCCAATTATTTGATTCACTATCAAATTTCATTGAATCCTCTAATCTGTCAGCAATACACATATATCCTTTATCTGTAATATCAAGGATTGTCCATGTAAGCCCAGCAAGTTTAAATGTATCTCCTACACTTAATCCGGCTGGAATCTTTCTTGTTTTTTCAACTGCTTTTAAAACAGCAACTTCATTTCTTAATTCATTAATCTGCTCTTGTAAACTTTTCATTGTCAATGTCATAATCATTCTCCTTTTGATACAAAGATATTAGATTTTAAGATACAGAACGGACGAACACCGTCGTTGCCGATACAGAGGTCGTCGTCGAAATCGCCGGACGGCGAAACGACGGTAATTGCATATTTCCAACCTCTATCAGCAGTAGACCAAGGTGTACAAGTCCACCACCAATCATCTAACTCCTTATTGACAATCAAATCATTGTATTGTCTCGCCTCATTAAATGTGATAGGCCTTACCTTGCAAGTGCAAGGCTCAAACTCATGCTGCACATCAATCGAAGTTAAATCAACAATATGCTCAACAAGATTATCTGCTCCTAACTCAGCTTCAATAATAGGCTGTATATCGCTCTCGATAACTTTCTTGAGATTTGACTTGCTGTAATCTCTTGTATCGTTGTCAAAAACAACGTTCTTTGCCATAAAGCTTTTAGATATTACATTTGTCGTGCCACTGCAACCGTTTTGCTCAAGAACGATAAAATCATGTTCTCCGATTTTAAACGTTTCTCCTGGCTGTAATTCTGATAACTGCACCTTATTAGTCTTTTCTGCTTCTTCTAACTTTCTCACAAGTTCTCTAGCAAGTTCCAATTCTCTACTCATTTAATTTTCCTCACTTTCATTGATAATTCTCAATACATTTTCGGCGTTTTCTAATCTTTCTTTTTGCAGTCTAATCGTTGCTTCGCCCATTTCCTTGAATTTATTTTTTGCATATTCAAAGTTAGGTTCTGTCAAGATTATTCTGCCGTTAATAATCAGCCCTATATCCTGCTTTCTTATACGGCTGGTATACCCTGTACCATATGAATCACACATATATGTTTTTGGAGTTTCTCGTGCTTCAACCTTTTCTATATGTATTCCTTTTGGTCTATTGCTAAAAAAAGTATTTAATGTGTAAACATATAAATTCATGTTATACCTCCACAATTTCCAATCTATCGCTGTCATTCACAATCAGCATAATCAACTGGCTGTCAACCATGCCTGCTACCCGCTTCTGATTGTCGGTTGACAGGCTTTCACTGTCGTCCAAGAAAATCGGACAGCTAATACTGCTAATTTTCTGAATTGACTTACAAATGTCAACTCTACCCAAAATTCGGTTGCCCTTGTTTGACACGGTCGTAAGAATCGACTTGCCGTCAATTTTCGGAATGCAAACTGATTTGTAATTTCCATTCTTAGCCAGTTCAAACAACTGCCATTCAACTAATTCAAAATGGCAGTTAATAGCTTCTGACAGAATTTCATTCTTTGCTTTGTCCAGTTCTTCAAGCAAGGCGAGTATCTTTTCTGCGTTTGCCTTGTTCTGTTCAGAATCAAGCCTTGTTTTCTTCAATTCTTCAAGTCGCTGTTCATCTGCGGCAGTATCAGATTTGGCAATTTGATTCTCACAGTCAGACAACTGCCGTCTTAAATCCGTTTCCTGCGCCTTTAATTCAGACTTAACCGCTGAAATGTCATTAGCCTTGCACATAGCCTGCTCTTTTTCAGCAATCTGCTGTTCAAGCGCCTTATATTCGTCTGTTCCTGTTACATCAATTTCAGCCGGAATCGCCGCCAACTGGCTTTCAAGGTCTTTTAACTTTTTTTCCTGTTTATCTTTTTCAGATTTGTATGCGGCAATTTCTTCATTCAATTTAGCAACGGATTCTTTTTCTGAGTCCACAAGAAATTTAATCTTGTTGCCCCTTTCAGCTTCGCTTTCAAGTGCCGAAGCCTTTTTAGATTCAAAGTTTTTAATGAGTAATTCAACTTTGTCTGCCGGTAACTCCTGTCCACACATCTGACAAATTTTTTCATTTTCGTCAAACTGCATTTCATGTAATTTCGTCCACGTCCCCCTAGCTTCCTGCAATTCAAGCGTGTATCTGCCAATAACTGCATTGGCTTTTTCAATTTCATCATTAGCTGTTTTAATGCTTCTTGAAATTTCATCAATCTTACGCTTGACGTCAACGATTTCATCATCAATCCATCTTCTCTGTTTGAAGTTTTCTTCATTTGCCTTGCGGTCCATGTCATTCAGTTCAAATTTAAGATTTATAATATCGGCGCTTGCCTTGTCGTATTCAGCCATCAGCTTGTCATTGTCGGTCTGTTTTGCCACGCAATCAGCAATCTGTTCTTTAAGGCTGTTCTTCTGTAATTCAAGGTCAGATGTATCTACAGCCTGTTTAAGCTGTATATCTCTTTCCTTTTCTTTAATCTGTCCGTCTAATACGGGCAAATCTTTTGTGATTTTAGCCTTTGTAGCCTTATTCATAGCCAATAATTCCTCTGCCGCATATTTGCCTAACAATGGAACTAACTCGGCTAATTCGGTCTGCTGGCGTGCTACATCAATATCAGAAACGTCCTCTACTAAATCAAATAAATATTCTCTCATGTCTGCCGGTTTCTGATTAAGAAATGCGTTCACATTACTACACATCTTAAACACGTTCATATCAACACCAAGATACGCGTTGAAATCCTTTAATGTCTTAGGCACATCATTGATGAAATACTTGTTATCGTCTTTATAACTGCTGCCATCCTTACTGTAGGTACGCTTCTGCGCTTTTTTCATAATTACTTCTTTCCCGTCAACATCAAGCACCAGTGTTGAACTGGTGTCCATATCATCAACAGGCTTTCCGCCTACTTCCCGGCGCACAACCGGATTATCTTTTAATTCATAATCACAGTTAAACAGGCACCAGTTGTATGCCGTAGCAATACTGGATTTTCCTTTGCCGTTCATTGCGGCGATTTTTGTTAAATCAAAGAAATCAAATTCTTCATGTGCATAACACATGAAATTTTCTAATATAATTTTTAACAGCTTAATCTTCATCCCATTCCACCTTGTCCCTTTCTTTTTCAATTTTTTGGGCTTCAAACTCATTTCCCAAAATTCTGTACATGTCCACCAGTGATATGTACTTATCCGCTTTTGTTTTGCTCAAAAGCACTTGAACTCTTGTTTCTGTGTCCAAAAGTGCTTCATACCGTTTCTTCGAAATCTTAATCTTCGCCATTTTCGGAATCCCCCTCTCGTAAATTATTGATTGACAATTCGTAGGCTGTCTTGATTTCTTCTGTGCCGTCTTCATACCTTTTCAGATATTCACGGCTTTGTAATCTGCCGGTACAAGAGATTTTTTCACCCACATTCATAAGCCCTGCCTTGACGGCTTTTCTTCCCCATGCAACGCAAGGAATGTAATCTGATTTTCCGTACTTCCGGTTACTTGCTACCAGCAAGTCGGTAATCTTCCTTTTCAGCGGTGTTTCACGGAAAATTGGTTCACGACAGATATATCCGTCCAGTTCCGCAAAATTTCCGTCTTTTCCCGGATATTCCGTAACGTCTTTTGCAAAAACAAAGATGTGGCAGTGACCGTCATAGTTCATTGTTCGGATTTCTCCGAAAATTTCAACCTGTTCATCTTCCTTAATATTTTTAAGGAAAATTTCTGAAAATGTAACGTTGAGTGTGTCCGGAACGCCACTCGTTCTCACACTTGTAATCTGTGTTGAATAAAATTTCTCACCATGGTTTTCGTGAGAAAAAACCTGCCCCTTTGTGATTCTTCCGCTAATTTCAATTTTGTTCATTTCTTTGTCCTCTTTTCTTTTAATTATTAAAATCTTCTTTTACGACATCAATTTTGACAAGTCTTTCCCATTTAACAAAATTAAACACTGCCTTAGCTTCTGTGCCGTCTTCCTGTGGTACAAGCACTCTGTTATTAAGTGCTACAATTACCGGCTTGTCGCCTGCAACTCTTAAAAACTGTGCCTGCAATCCGATAGGTGCGACAATGGCGATAATGTCGCAGTCGTTGATTTCTTCCTGCAACTCAAATGCCGATTCGATAGACCGGTCAATCTGCACAATTTCAACGTTCCCCAGTGCGGCTAACTGCGGCTCTGTCATTTTGTGCCGAGAAAACCACAGGACCTTTTTAGGCTTCTGATTTTCTTCAAATCTTACAACCTTGCCGTCATTCAAAATGACTGACTGATTTTTCATTTCCTGCATTTCTACGCAATCCTGTACTGTTACCTTTTCTTTGTTCATTTCTTTTTCTCCCTTTTAATCTTTGCAAATTTGTCAATCGTTTTCCGGCTTCCGGTTTCTTTATTAATAAGTTTTAAATAAAACTCTGTTTCTTCAACCAAAAGCCAATGTTCGGCATTTAAGTGGTGCGCCGAACACGCTTCTTTCTGTTCCCTTGTAAGTTTCTTTGGCTGTTTCATCTTTTATCCTTTCCGTTTCCGTTGCTCCATGAGTAAACCAAAGCAAGCCCAACTTCAACGAGGATTGTGAAAATTACTCCTGCCACAAATGGATTAATATACATTTCATACCCCTTTTCTAAAAACTCATGCACATCTGCGCATTGGAATTTGTAATTTGTTCTGAAAGTACCGTTGGCGGCAAATAGCAATCAATAAAATCATGTACATCTGCAATGTATTTGCGCTTTATACTCTTGTATGTCGAAACGCACCCGTATTCGCGTTTCAACTGCCGGTATATGTCCGCAAATACCGAACTCCTCACGCTACTGTCTTTGTATGCACTGGTGTTCTTGCCGCCAAGCACATCAACTACTTTCCTTTTGATATGCTTCTGTACTTCGTCTATTTCACAGCCGTACAGCGGCATATCATTTTCAAGGGAAGATATTTTATCCTCAACCTTGTCGATTCTTTCATTCAGCTTCACATTGCCTTTTGCAATAAGCTGAATTTTTTCCTCATCTGTCATGTTCATGTTGTAGTTTCCCGTCTTTCTGATTGACGGAAGAACTTCTGACGTTACCCAGTCAGTAAATCTCTCTGCGCTTGCCTTGCGGCTCTGAAATATTGTTTTGTACAGGTTAGCTTCATTCACGTAAATAAGCTTCTGTTTTCCTCCCGCCGTAAGGGTATCCATGTTGCGGATACCCTTTGAAGATAACCGAGATTTAACATTTCCCACGTTAGATATTTCCAATGCCCGGCACACATCAGCCAAACAAAACATTGGCTCGTCATTTACGATTACCGTTCTGACGTTTCCAAATTCTTCTGAATTAAAAACTTTTAAATCCGTTTCTGCCATTTCTTCTCCTTTCTGTGAACTGAAAGACATTAGACGCAACATTTCAAGTATTGACAGTACATTTACTCGTCGTAAATGTTAAGAATGGTATCTGCCATTCTGTCAATTTCGCCCGCAATGCGAATTTTGACATCTACATCATTTGTTTTCTTGCTTTCCTCTGCCAACAACTCTATCTGCTGACAGAGGATTTCTGAAATATGCCTTTTTTTTCTCGTCCACCTATTACTCCTTTCTGTAACTTTTTAAGTTACTTCTTTAGCAAAAAAAATTTCCATTGGATTTGTAATATTCAAATTATCAATCATGATTTGAATTTCATTACTGCCAAATTCTTTTTTGTGCATACGCATGTAAAAAGTTTTTGGGGTAATCCCTATCATTTTTGCCACCTCTGTTTGGGTTTTGCCGTTTTCGGCAATTACTCCACGAAGTTTATTTGTGTCTACCATTTTTTTCACCTCTTTTCAACTTCGTAACTTTTGAAGTTACTCTTATTATACATCTTTTTAGTAACTTGTCAAGTTATTTTTTACTTGACTTGTAACTTTTTTGTGCTATAATTTAAGTTACCAATAGGAAAGGAGGAAAACACCAATGACGATTGGAGATAGGATAAAGCAACAGCGAGAATCAAAAAATATGTCGCAAGTTGAGCTTGCCGAGAAAATAGGTGTTTCAAAACAAACACTTTATAAATACGAAAATAATATTGTAACAAATATTCCAAGTATCAAATTGCAAAGCATAGCTAAAGTTCTCGAAGTTTCTCCAGCATATTTAATGGGTTGGGAAAATGAATTGGCTGATGACACGGCAGATTTGCTTCCCGACTTATTATCCGATAAGGTCTTTTGGGAGAACATCAAGAAGTTAAAACAACTTAATAAAGAACACCAGCAGACTATATTTGATAATATAACCTATTGGTATGAAAAAGAGGGGCATTAAATGCCCCACTTTTTTTTGAAAGAAAGTATTGTTTTATATATAAAATTTAAAAATTGTTCACTGTTGCAGTCCTTTAGTAGTTTGATGATTTCATTTCTGTAAAATTCATTGTTATCTTTTTTGTCCATAATTTACCCTCCGTATTCCCCGACACAAACATAAAGTAGCGATACAAACATTATAGAACAAACGTTTGTTTCCGTCAAGATTGGAGCAAAGGTCGCTGATGTAAATTAAGGTTATGTAATAGGGCGGCGGCGCAATGCCAAATAGCGCAACCGCCCACCGGAACTTGAATCGCCCAATCTTTTGGACAATTTAATTTTACAAAAATTACCAATTTTTCACAAACGATTTAAAACGCAAAAAACGACATTTACTCTAAAATTGCCTACATTTTATGGTATATGCTGTCACTTAATGTCGGATTGCGGTGCGTATAGTACAAATTTACCATTAGCAGTTCGACAAAAATTAGATTATGTGCTATTATTATTCAAAAATAAAGTAATGGAGAATTTTTATGAAAAAGAAATTATTATGCTTATTAATGCCTGTATGCCTTTTAGGACTTGTGGCTTGCCAAAATTCAACCGCGGATAATTCTACCACCGCAAACAGTACAGAAGCAATAACGGAAACGCAAACTGAAACAGAAGCCCCTACAGAAAAAGAAACACTGTTATCAAGGGACAGAATGGCATACACAGAAGATATTACCTATGAAACACTTGCTAGATACCCGGACAAAAATATTGATAAACCTGTGAAATTTGACGGAAAAGTTATACAGATGATTGGTGCGGTTGATAGCAATTACACCGCTATAAGAATGGCTGTAGATGATGACTACAATCACGCGTTGCTTGTTGTTTACGCAAATGATATTATTGATTGTAAATTACTTGAAAATGATAAAATTACTATATATGGTGGTTATGTCGGTCAGTATTCATACACATCTACATTGAATAAACCGATAACAATTCCACAAGTTGAAGCTGTTATGATTGATTTACACGATAACAATTAAAATATAACCGGGAGTATTACACTCCCGGTATTTTTATGTTTAGATTAATTCGCAATCGCTGACATTGACTGCCGCAAATACGGAACCGTTGAAACTAAGGACTGCTCTATCCCCGTCAAGCTGTGTGACTTCATAGCCGCTGTCATTGTGCCATGCCTTAATTGCCGTGCCATTGTAGTCAGTATCGCCGTTGAAACGGACGGTATCGCCCACAGAAATTCCACCGCAATCCGAACTTTCTTCTGAATCGTCAGAATCATCACTGCCGCCGCCAGCAATGCAATCATCATTAATCCAGCCTGTGCCGTCATCAATCAGATACGGATTTCTCGCGCCGTCAACAACTCGTGTAATTGTGCCGGTCGTGTAGGTAGGCTTTAATGCTTCTTCTGATGTTGAAGATACATAGATTGTATCGTAGTTTACAGTATCGCCTACAGAATAGCTGTATCCAACGTCCTCTGTGTCCTCTTCATCGCCGCCGCAGTCGCCCGAATTGCTATCAGAATCACTGCCGCCGTCAACTTCCGGTAACTCGCCGTACCAGTAGTTCATGTCAACTCTGCTTGACGGTACACCGGCAACCTCACCGTCTGATGTATACTGCCATAACAGGCAATCCATTGACGGCTCTGAAATGCTCCAGTGTGCAAGCCATACTTCATAATTGGATAACTGGTCTGCATAGATTACTGAATCCCAGTAATTTTTGCTTGCGTAAACACCAGTCTTGTATCCTGCTTCGGATACTCTGTCGCAGAAAATCTTACAAAAATCAGTAATTTCCTGTCTGTTATCGTATGGGTTGAAGTTGTGCTTTTCTTTATAGCTGTCCGCGTCTTCCATGTCGAACCATACACCCAACACCGGATTGTAGCCCTCTACCATGCGCAGTGCGTGTGCCGCTTCGCTTTCTGCTTCGGCATTATTTAACGCATAAGAGTACAGATACACACCATACGGAATGCCCAGTCTTTCACATTCTTCCATGTTACGGATTGCTTGCGGGTCGTCCTGGTTTGTGCTGTCATTGCCGTGACCGACACGAATAATTACACCGTCAACATTTTCCTTTGTGGTATCCCAGTCGATAACTCCGTTATGCTTACTTACATCAATTACTGAATATCTGCTCATATGAACCTCTTTCTGCCGCTGTTCTGCGGCTAAATATAATTTTTATTGTGTTTTAGGGTAAAAAAATAAGACACTTTCGTGTCTTTAACTGCTGTCGTTATATATACCAATCACCTACCTTATGCCCTTCCATGTACGGTAACATGAAATGATATGCTTTTTGTTTCGTTTTGTGTCGACCAAACAAATCCCGTTATTTGTTCGCTGGTATAGCCGTTTATGCTTGCACTTATCAGCCCTGTTTCCGCAAATGGAGTAATATTCACGCTGTCAATATTTTTTACAATATTAGGTGGCAAATAAATTGTGAACGGTGCCCAAAACGCATTTCCATATTGTGTATTCATTGCATAGCTTTTACTTACTGTTTTTCCTGCCATTACAATATAACCGCTTGAAAGATATGTGATATACATTTCTGTTTTATCTTGTGGCTTTGTTACGGTAGTGCCAATATATCTTCCTTTTGTATCCGTAAATTTTGCGTCTGACGGTACATCTGCATTAACACTGTGCCCATTTACTTTTGCGGCATTTCCTGCACTTGCGGCATAATTTACACTGAAATTACTAGGATTGTAAACATACATATCTTCTCCGTTTTCACCACCCCAAAGCCATGTAGGCTGCCCGCCTTTGCCTGCCCAGTTAAAGGTCATTGGATAGTTTCTATTGCCACTCCGTCCAAGCTTTAGTGCAAGGTCAGCTATATTTGCTTCGCTTGCAATTTTTGCGTTGCTTGCTGAATCTGATGTTGTCGCATGGTCTACAGATTGATTTCCGATATTTTTGCTGTGAATTACATCTGCATAATGACTTCCATCTTGATTGTATAAGCTTATCCCCGGTGTTCCGTTTAGCCCCTTTACACCAAGATTACCTGCAACATTGTGGTCGCCAATAGCAACATCATCGCCGACTGGATTCCATGTATTATTTGCAAGTCCCAATGCTCCCGTAAGTGTTCCACCCGTCTTAGGCACCGCTCCCACATTCTCCGCTGTTATATTAACATTTCCTCTCCTGTACGCACTCTCTGCACTACCCTTTACCCCAGTAACCGGCGTACCTGCAAGAACGTCCCACTTACCGTCCTCTGTCTTATATACGTTTGCACCCGCCGGAATAACGTTTCCTGCTCCCTCTTTAAAGTCATTAGTGGTTGTAAACTGGCCTGAAATGTTATACATACTTCCGCTTGTCGTTGCTGACAGCGCCGGAAGATTTGCAAATGTAACCGTCCCCATTGGTCTTAATGCACCGGAAAACGATTCGGAAATCCGTCTTGCCTGTTCGTAATAGTATTTTGCGCTGTCAGTATCTGCCACAGCATAGTTTTGTGCTGTATCTGCACTTGCCGCCGCATTGGAAGCATACTGCTGTGCCGCACTGGAATTCGAAACTGCGATTGTCGCACTATTTGCAGCACTATTCGCTTTTTCATTTGCTATATTTGCGCTTCCTGCGGCATTATCGGCACTTGTTTTAGCTGTTGCCGCGCTTGCCGCCGCTTCTTCTGCCTTCGTGCTTGCCGTATCCGCGCTTTCTGCCGCCGCCGATTGGCTCTGTGCCGACTGTTGGCTATAATACTTTGCATTGTCCGTATCTTCGCCTGTGCGGCTGTTTGTACCGCCAGTAGCATAACTCTGCGCTTTTGTGGCACTCTCCGCCGCATTGGATTCGCTGGTTGCCGCCGCTGTTTCACTTGCCTTTGCATTGCTTTCAGATTTTGCCGCCGCCGACTGGCTTGCCTGTGCTTTTGCAACTTCAACTTTAATATCTGCAAGATAATTAGGCTGTAAATGTTTTTCCTGTATGCTTGCTTCTTTTACGATTGCAGACACTTTCCCCGTGCTGTCAATCGAAAATGCCACGGTGTCGCTGTCTAAAAACTCATACTGCGTAATCAATGCCGACAGGTCTATGTACTGCCTTGTGCCATCAATAAGCGTTAAAATAATCTGCTGTGTTTCGGCATTGTATGAAAAATTTACCGCGATTTTTTCCATCTGCGTGTCAATCGTTATTTTTGAGCCATTTTTTTTAGTAATAGTAATAATGCCTGTATTTTCCTCAAACGCAACGTCCTGCACCAGTGTTGACACTTCGGCTTTTGTTGCCTTTGTGGTATCCAGCGTTATAACTCTATTGTCAATTTCATCTGTGGCAACATCTATTTTATTCAGATTACTTTCATTCAGTGGTGTTTCATCACTCGGATAATTTTCCCAATTTATACGACCATACGTTTTATTCATGCCTGCTCCTTTCTATCCTTCTATGTCGCCCCACGGAGTTGTCCAGCTTCCGCCCAAATTAATGCTTCCGTCATTGCAATCAATAGAAATGCTTCGTTCTCCGTCATCAGATTGCATATACAACAATCCCGGATATGCGTGAAAGTTTGCCCCGGCACTTCTACTAATAAGCAATTCGTCCGGTTTTAAAAGTGCCTGTGCATTTTCTCCTAAAACATACCGCAAATATCCGTCAAATATCTGCCATTCTCCGATTAGTCCGGATAACGCTTCCATACTGCCGTCCAAACCGATTTTAAAATTCTGATTAGCCGTCACAGCGCCGTTCAGATTGATTTTGTTTGCTTCAATCGAAACGTTTTCGGCAGATTGGTTAATTTTTGAAATAATTTCATCGCCATTTACTTTTTTTGATACTTCTGTATTAATGCTGTCCGCCGTCTGCCTTATTGCACTATTCATCTGTTCTGTAGTGCTGTAGCTTTGCAGTTTTCGGGTTACCTCTGCCGAAATTCCCTCTGCTGTGGCATTGATTCGGGTATTCATTTCCGTTGTTGTGCTGTAATCCTTTAACTTGTCTGCCGTGTCCTGTTTTGCATTACTTTCAGCCATTTCAGCGGCAGATTCAGCATATTGTTTAGTTTCCGTTACCTGTTTTGATAACTCTGCCGTAAATCCGTCTGCCGTCTGTTTTATAGAACTTTCCAACTCCGTTTTTGTGTTCGTAGCATTTTCTTTCGTTTCATAATTTTTGCTTACTTCTGATGTAATTGATTCCGCAGTCTGTGTAATTTTCGTCGATAAATTACCCTCGGCTTCATTTGCCCGCTTTACTTCCGTCGCAATTGATTCCGCATTTTGCTGTATACTGCTTGTTAGACCATCAGCTGTATTTTTAACTTCTGTCCTTATATCCGTTGCTGTCTGCTTAATTTCAGAACTTAATCCACTTTCAACGTCCGTAATCTTACTGTTTGTTTCCTCGATTGTCCGTGTCAGCACGTTGGTCTTTCCTTTAAGCTGTATAATGCTTTTATGCACGCTATTTACCTGTGTAGAACGGTATTCTTCACCCGTTGCTTCATATTCGTCCCTAAGCGCCTGTATGCCCTTTAGCGTACGTTTTAACACGTAGCTTTCGATGATTTCATATCGTGTCGGCAGACGGACCGCGTCACCTACTTCAATACATGGGTTTCCTTTGCAGTCCGCAGAAAACGGTCTGTAAATAATTCCCCGGATTTTTCCGTAAATGTTATTTGCGATTCCCGTCAGTTCTTCACTGCCTTTGCCGTAAACAAGAAAATTATCCTGTATAACATAGGCATTTGTGCCGCTTCCGACAATTACTCCGATATCGTCTTCTTCTTTCCGGATTTGCAGTTTATCAATAGTTTTCACGAGGAAATCTTCGTATTGCGCCGATATATACAGACTTTTGCTTATTCTCGTGCTTTTCGGCTCACGCGGGTACAAATCATCTGCCGGATACAGGTTGTTTCTTGGATATAATCCCTGTATTTCCTGTTCAAGGTAAATGTAATGGAATTTGCTGTCACGTCCAATGTGTCCGAAACAGCCGTTAATTTCACAAATACAATTCAGCACAGTTGCACCGCTTAACTCTTCCGGCTCAACCGTCTTTTCGACTTTCATATCATCATTTACAAGCTGTATGTCCGCCTGTTCAATCCCAAAATGCCCAAAAAAGCTATTACGAAAAGCTTTCATTGTTGTAGTGCTGTCTTTATCCGGAAGCAAAGTGTTGTACCACTCTGCCACATCTGCGTTTATCACGTCATACAGGCTGTCATAAGCCACAATATCACGCTTTGTTCTATCTGCCGTTGGTGTGTCAGAGTATACTTTATATCTGCCAATTTGAAACGGATTTGCAGTGTTATTATCAATTACCGTTTTAACCGTTATCATTTTGCCTTTCATTGGCAGAAAAATGTTTGATACAGTAAATTTAAGTACCGCCGCTTCACAGCTTCCGATTGTCAATTCAGATTCCGAACAAATGCTTTCTGTTAATTCAAACTGTTCTTGATGTAGTTCAACATTTGTAATTTTTGTCGTTTTATCGTCCGTTTCAATCGTCAACTGCTTATCTATGCTATCTTTTTTAAACAATTCTGCGTATTGATAATTAACCACCGTAAACACCTCCAACAAAAGCAAATCTGATTGAATCGTATCGAATTACATTTCCGTATGTGCCGTAAATCGTAGGCTGAAAATCAGCCATATAGCCATACTGCGTAACATAATCATCATATTCCGGGATATAAGCTGTAATATAACAGCCCCGCTCCTGCGAATTTGAAAAATTGTTGCGAATATTGCTCATCAGTACTTCAAATGTTTCGTTTGTAAGGAGTGCCTTGGTTTCAAATTCAACTTTTAATGCCTTTAATTCAACAGCGTTTCTATGCTCGTATCCGTTTGCGTCCGTGTAATCGTCAATGTCCTGCATATTTGCATATGCGCTGTAGGAATCTGCCTTGATTAATCTGTCCGGTATCGTATAATCTCCAATTTTAATTAAAAAGCCGTTGTACGCCATGCCTGCACCTCACATTTTTAAAAATTAGTAACAAAAAAGCACATACCGGCATTCGATATGTGCTAAAGAAATGGCAAAAGGCGAAACCTACATAAAATAGATTCCGCCGCAAAGCAAGTTGTCACGTATTATAATAGATTAATTATCATCTATTGTACATGCATTAATAATCAAATGCCGGTTTGCCAGTTCTTTTAAAATATTCTCTTGCGTATTTTCTTGCACTGCTTCCGATGTCGTTTTGGCTTATACTTAAGTCCTTGTTGAGTATTCCTTGTAACAACTGGTTCTGCTGTCTAAGCAGTGCTATTTCTCGCTGTGACGTATCGTAAATGGAGTCTTTAATACCCGTAATTTCTGCGCCGCCCGCTACTGCCGACTTGCCGCCGACCGTTCCGGCAATTTCCGGTATTCCGTTTTCACCCGCCATGACAATGCTATATTTTTGCGGAAGATAACCGCCGTCTGCATACCCTTTAATACGAATTTTAGCAAATCCACTTTTCAATGGGTCGCCTGCGCTATAATTATCATCGCTTTCCAGTTCCATTTTGTAACTATTTTGAATAGCATTGGTTAATGCGTCATGGACTTCCCATGCTTTACTGCTTATCGTATCTGCTAAGTTATTCATGAGGTCAGCACCAACGTCTGAACCGATTTCTCCTGCGTTTACCGCGTCTATAATTGACAGGAAAGCAACTGCCGTTGTGTTCGGTACACCGTCAATATTTTCCTTGTACGAATCAACAAGGTTTTCACCCGCTTTTGAGCCGGTATCAAGTGCCTTTGAAATAGCCGTTTGTTGAATATTGTCGAATATTGCGCTATTGTATCCCGGCAATCCGCTTGTTGTGGTCGTAAATCCGTTATACAGCTTTGTACCGCCGTCTGTTCCTACAACACCCAATCTGCTAAAGGTTTCACTTGCTTTGTTGTAAAAATTTGAAATATCTTCTGTAGATTTGCCTGACTTTTCCGCTACATTTTTTTCAATGTCATACATTGACTGTTGCACGGATTCTCTTATTTGCTCATTGTTTTGTTGCATTGTATCCCGCAAATTATCAGAACTGTCCGCAGTGTCGTTCTGCTGTTGCGTAAGATTGTTGTATTCATTTTTGCAATTTGCCGCTTCGGTTGCGGCATCCGCTATTGCATTTTCACATTTTTCATAAGATTCTTTTAATTCTCTATTATCATTTGCTAATTGCCATGTTTCTTGTGAATTTAATCCTAACTCTTTTCGTAAATTGTATGATGTTTTTGTAAAATCGCTGGTTTTTCTCATTGGGTCATCTAAAAGTCCCGAAAGCACATCAAATGCGTCACCCAATCCACTGATTTCATATGCTGAATCAAATGCCTGTTTAGACATTCCAGTAAGCTCTTTTACGTATTCATAAATAATGCTTTCTGCTTTGTTGTATTTTTCATTATTTTCTTTTAGTTGATTGCCAATATCAATCTCTTGCTTGTACAGGTCTTTTAATACATCTTGCATTGCCGCCGCTTTGGCATAAGCTTCAAGTGCAGAAATTGTATTGTAAACTTCATCTTTTTGCCCTTTAAACTCACCTGTTACCGTATCAATCGAATCTGCCAATTCCGGGCACTGTTCGACAATGTAATTTGCGTATGCAATAAGCATTTCCTTTTGCGAATCTGTTAAATTGTCAAAATTATCTGCCAATTCAAAGTATTTATCTGCAACGCTTTTAACACCGGCATAGGTTTCACCCACGCTGTTGTACTGGTCTTTTGATGATTGTATTGTTGAATTTAAGCTTTCTGCTGTCTGTTTTACCGAATCACTTATTATCGTATTCGCACTTACGACTTCGGCTTGTGCTTTGGCATAACCCACACCAATTCCGGCAATAGCCGCAACCAAACCTGTAACACCGACAATAGCCGCTGTCCATGGTGTGGATAAACCAATAAGCTTTAGTGCCGCCGCGGCTACCCCTGCGCCTGCCGCTACTTTTGCAAGCATACCAACTGTAAACTCTGCGCCTTCACCGATTTTCTTAAACACGCTTCCAATCATCAAAAATTCTGTGGCAATTCCCACTACGCCAACAGTAGCTTTTACTTTTAATGACATATCCTCTGAAAGCGTTTTTGATATACTTCCGTAATCAATATTCCCTACAGCTTTTTTTATTCCTGCTGTAAGTGCTTTTGAAATTCCTGCGTTTTGTGCAATTTCAACACCCATTTTTCCCGCAAGTGATTTTGCGATTGACTGTGAAATTGATGTTGCAATGCCTTTTAAAATATTTTTAGCAATTTCAAGCTTGAAATATTTTTTTAAAAGCACCGTTCCGATGACAATAGCAACCGTCTTTAATTCGATATTGCTTAACAATTTCCAAATTCCGGCAATTACCTCTGACCATTTTACTGTTTCAATTGCCGTTCTGAAAGCCGTGTAAAGGCTTTGGACCCACTTGTTAATGGCTTTTGCAGTTGAAGCAAAATCAAACGTTTCAAAAAATTGATTTATCCCGGTTGCAATAGAAAATCCTAAGTTTTCCCAGTCAAACGTTTCCTCAAATGACAAAGCTGTATACACAGCAGTATTTAATGCTCCTGCAATAGTTCTGCCGACAGCACCGAATAATTCCGGTGAAATAAGCCCGTTGAGAAAATCAGCAAGTCCTTTACCAAAATTTCTAGCACCGGCATACACGCTGTCCCAGTCAATGCTATTCAGCGTATCTGTAAGCGTATTGCCTATATACTCGCCTAACTCGCGCAAATTTTTAATTTGACTTTTATAGTCTTTCCAAATGGTATCGACTTTCACAAGACCACCGCTTGCTCCGTCCGCATTTGCCGTTCCTGTGCCACTACCCTTTTTGCCGCTTCCACCGCTTGAATCCGGTGTTGTAATCAGTTTTAATTCATCAAACTGTCTTACACCCTTATTCAGCTTTTCAACGTTTTTAGCGGCGTTTCCGGTGCTGTCTGCTATATCATCGGCGCTATCCGCGGCGTCCGACCAATCATCGGCAATGCCTTTGTTAGTAACTTCAAATTTCCAACCAAAAATTGCACCTAAGGCATTTGTTACCGTTTCAGCGAAATTAATAACCTGTGTCATTGCGAAATTTAATCCGCTTAAAAACGGCTTAAACGCATTAATCAATGACGTACCTATAATTCCTGCCAGTTCTTGAAATGATTGCTTTAAAATGACAGTTTGATTGTGCCATGTATCGGCAGTTTTTGCAAAGTCGCCTTGCGCTGCCACCGTATTTGCCATAACATATTTGTATCGCAACATGGTTTTTTCAGCCTGTGTCATGGAACTGATATTAGCGTCAAGTCCGTTTTTTAAAGCCCACTCTTTTAACGTTGCTTGTGTCAAATCAAGTCCATATTTTCTTAATGGCTCTGTTTCGCCTGTGAAAATTGCTTGAAGATTTCTCGCAACGTCTGACTGTTCCATATCGTAAAACGAAGCCATATCTGCCGTCAGCTTTGTCAGTTCAATGGACATATCAGCCATTTTCTTTTGAGAAAAGCCCATAGCGACACCCATAGCTTGAAAACGGCTTGAATACTGCTTTACGGACAGTTCTGACATACCAAAATCCTGTATAGATGTTTTTGCCATGTCGTTTACAAGGTTTTCATAATTTCCGAAAGTGGTACGTACAACGTTTTCAACTTCTATGAGTGATGAAGCTATATCAATCGAATCTCCCAGTTTACTGATTCCTCTAAAAACAAGCCAGTATGAAGCGTATAATTTACCAAATGCAGAAGCCAGCGACCAACTGCTTTTAGTTGCCGAATTTGCAGAAGATGAAACGTTCAAAAAGTTTTTGCTTAATGATGTTGCCGCTCTGCCACTTGAAGCCCCTGTGCGGCTTAAATTCGCAAGCGCATTAGTCATGTCAATAAGGTTTTGACTTACCTTTGGTGCTTTTGACAGTTCTTGCATAAGCTGTTTCATCGCGCTTGAAAGCTTCGGTATATTGTCAATAGCCTTTGCGGCGCTGGCATATCCTAACTGCTTGATTCCTGTCACAAGTTCCGTAATCTGCTTTGTTGCTTCACTGGTTGCCTGCATGGAATTAAAGGACTTACTTAGGTACGCCATTGCTGTAGAAGCCTTGTTTATTGCGGCAGTGTCAATGGTTGAAATCTTCTGAATACCTTTTGACAAACGCGTAAAATCTGCCGTGCTTACGCTTTTCATTCCCTGCATTGCATTTGTAATATTTTTTACACCACTTGCAAACCCCGCAAGATTGGCATTGTTGATAACTCCTAACGAACTTGATAAATTCTCTAAATTTTTAACAAGTTTATCAAGCGCATTGTTTGCCTGTGTTGCATTTGCTTGTATTTTAAGCTCTAAGCTGTCCAGTTCATTATCTGCCACGTCCTCACCACCTTTAGCGCAAAAATAAAGGTGGTAGCAATTCGCGTGCTACCACCTATGACGGACTTAATATGCCGCCCTCTTTTTCCAGTATTTTGATTCTTTGTTGCATTTCAAACATTGCAACATCTTCATTACTTTCTTTTGATTTTGGCTTACTTTCTTCTTCAAGTAAAATTGAAACTGGTTTTTTGATGTACTCCGACCTTGCCTTTTTACCATTTAAGCAACGGTCTATCGCATAAATAAGGGCAGATATTCCATATGTACCGGCAAAGTGCCATATATCGCTATCCTGTTCTTTTCTTTTCAACTCATGTCCTTTTATACAGTATCCTAACTGCGCCGGTGTCATGTGCTTAAACTCATCTATGTGTATCCCGATTGAAAAGGCTGTCGGAAAATAATCTTCCCAAATTATTTTATGCCAGTTAATTTCAGATTTTTTTATGCTGTCTGTGCTGTCGCTTCCGGTGCTGTCCCGTACATCTGCTGAATCATGTCGTTCAGCCCCGACAGGTCGAAAAAACCATCTGTTTCCATGCAATTTTTCAATTCGTCATACAGTTTCTTGTACGAAAGCTTATTTTCTTTCATATAATCCCTCATGACTGTTTTTGCTTCTTCATGTGAAAGTGGATTATTTTCTAATAAGCCGGCATAAAAAGCAGTAACGCAAATATCTGCTGTATCGCCAATCATATTTGCCGTGCCATTGATAATATCCTTAGTAGTAGGATTCTGCATATCCTTTGATTCTTCGACAACGTAAGCACCGCTGAGGACCTTAAACATTTTCTGCACGATGTCTTTATACTCTGCCGCTTCAAAAGAAAACTCTAATTTATATTCGTTACTGTTTACTGTAATTGTTTTCATATTCATTACCTGTCCTTTTCGCTTTATATAGGACAGGGACGGCATTTCTGCCGCCCTGCCATATTATTTACTAACTATCAAATTACTACGGCTGTTTTTGTATCCTCGTCAGTCGCAACAGCCTTATTTGTTTTTCCGGACTGACTTACGATTTTTTTGATAATGTAATTGATGTCGGATAACCGTTCTCATCTTCTGTTACCGCAACGTCATAGTCTTTATGAATCCAACGCGGCACTGTTGAAATAGCAATGTTGCAAGTACCTGTTAAATGGTCGTCTGTAGCTTCGTCCGGCGCGAATGATTCAGAGCCGATAAAACCACAAATGCCCTCTTTACCTTTGCCGTCTGTGCCATAAAGAACAACAATGTCTAACTTTTCGTCTTCAATCTCAACTAAATTGTCAAGATATTCGCGTTCAAATGCACCGCTTACAGCCATTGAACCCGCCGCGCGTCTTCCGGGTTCTTGCGTTTCGACTAAATCTTCAAGCGTAGACGTATCAACCATGTTACGCTCACCTACCGGTGACGGAATACTTTTTGCTCTAATCAACAGGTTGTATGTGCCAGCCCAGTAATCGCTTTCGTTGCTTTCTTTGGTCTTTTTCCTGTAAATAATTCTACTTTTTAAACCTGTAGCCATGTTTACCTCCTAAAAAATTGCATAAAAATAAGAGTCTTTCGGCTCTTTGTAAATTGCTATAAAATGTCATTCCACCCAAATTTGCGCTTTGCACGGAAAGTTGCTGTCCACAGATTCCCCTCTTTTCGCACAAACGGCATGGGCTTTATCTTAAACAATCGTTTCTTATACAAATCTGCTATAACATTGGATACTTGCAATGCCTCGCTTCTGCTTCGGTTTGTTGTTACTGTTACCTGTGCTGTAAAGTCTACAGTATTAATTCTGTCGGCTTCTAAATCGCTGTTTGTTTCAGTCGGTTCAACAGACTGTATTAATATTGTCGGAAACACCGGTTTATCGTTTGATTCTTCATCTGTTGTAATGCTAATATCCGGGTAATTATCTTCAAGAATTGCCAATGCCTTTTTTTTGATTATCGAAAATACATTTGTTTCTAAATCAAAAGCCCACTGATTATCAATCATTATCCGAACACCTTCTTTACAACATTTTTGTAGTCCTCAATTATCTTTTGCTCTGCTTTCAATACTGGCATAGTAGCTTTTACACCTCTTGTAAGCACAAGTTGGTTATTTTCATCGTAATAGCCCCAAACCTTTTTTTGTCCGTTGCCTTTGCCATACGAACCGATTAAAAATCCAAATTCTTCTCCTTTGGGGTGCGGACTTGCACCGGCGGCGCCGTTATAATATACGCCTGCGCCAAACTCGATAAATAACAGTTCTTTCCCCTGTACAATCAGTTTTGCTTCTGCCGTACTACCATTGGAATTAAGTTCTACGTAAGCATTGTGTGACGTGTCAGAACCGCTTCTTATTTTGCCGTCAAACGTATACTGCGCTTCTGTCATATTGGTATCAACTACGGCAATGCCTACATTAGCAAGTTCTTTCACGAATTTTCTAAGTTTACGTTGAAATCTTAATTGATACTGCTGTACTCGTTTTATTGCGTTTTCTACGGATTTTTGGGACAATGTTATAACTATTGGTCTTGTAGCCATGTGCTTACCTCACGTTTTTCTGTAAAAGAAATAAATCTGCCGTTAATCCCTCATCAGCGACACCCTTAACGATATAATCGCAACTGGTTTCATCAATGATTGTTTTATCCTTATCTTTGTACCTCACTTCTGACTTTTTCCAAACAAGCGAGCCAACATCTAACGGCAATTTGCCTTTGTCTTCCACAATTTGAACAAAATTCGTAGAATTATCTACACCAAATTCCTTTATTAAAGCTTCGCTTAACTTATTGCTTATAGAGGAAAAAAATACCACAGGCGTTTTATAACCTGTGGTATACTCTCCTGTTTCGACAGGGACTTCTTCACCGTCAACAATGATGTATTTTATTGAACCGTCTTTATTCAGTTGGTATACCGGTGTTCTGCCGTCTTTAAGTGCGTAAATCATCTTTTGTTTATTAATATCCAACATATCAATCTACGTTCTTTCCGAACCGTTTCCACAGTTCTGAAAGCTTCTCCCAGCCATACATAGCAACAAAAGCAACAACAAAGCCTGCCATAATTGCGGCTAAAACCATGTACCACAGGATAGTCATGTGTAAATACTGCATATATGCTACAAATGCCGCTACTGTAATGCCGATTGATAACACAAGTACCAATCCGTCAGTTGGAATCTTCGCAAAAACACCTACTCCTTTGATAACCTGTGTAATCACCGACACAATAAACGCGATTGCGCCGATTACCGCTAAAATAATCGTGATGTTTAACGTCAATGTTTCTAAAATATTCATATTACATCTCCTTTTCGCCATTCAGACGTTCTTCAATAGTGTTCAGTCTGTAATGTGCCGATTTCACGCTTTCTTCAACTTTGATAATTCGTGTATCGTGAGAATTAATCTCTTTTCTCATTTCTGACACTTCATTTTTTATTTCAGTTGTATTGCTTGAAATGGCGTCAAGTTTCATATTGATACGTGTATTCTCTTTTACGCGTTCTTCAATGTCTTTTGTGTCTGTGTGTTTGTTGTTTTTCAAACCAAACCAAAGACTAAAAAATCCAAAAAAGACGGAAAAAGCAACCGATATGATACTTATAATTATTGCAACTGGCATAATATACCGCCTTTCATTTTTTTGTGGCACACCGCCCACCACCCTTACTGTGTGCCGCCTGCTACGTTTCCCCGGTGCTGATAAAACGTAACGCACATTCTTCTATAATGTTTTTACAAACGGATATACCCCTACAAACAGGCTATCACGGTCTTTCCAGCTACGGCTTACACCGTTTTCACTGTAGCTTGCCATGTAGTTTTCTCCTGCCTGTGACCGGTCATATACCACAAGATTGACAATTACACTTTCATAGCATTTCAAGTCATTGTCAATCTGTTCCTGCGTATAACTTTGCGGATAACACCGTTTTGCAATTACATCTTTCGTTGCCTGTTTTATGAGCTGTTCAAGAAGCAAGTTGTCTTCTTTGCTGTCAAACACAACAACATCAGATTCAGTGTTATCCTCATTTTCAACCGTTTCAATATGAAATTGTTTGAGCCGGATTTTTACCTGCTCTAATGTTGTGTATTCTTCCATGCTGTTCTCCTGCTTATAACCCTAACTTCTCAATCAAGATTGTTTTAAGGTCAACTCCGCTCATTTCCGCCGCATTTTCAATGCCGTTCTGTGCCGCTAAACTCTGCAATTCTGCTGTCGGCATACGGTTTATTTCAGTCTTGGTATATCCGGTGGGCTTGTTTCCCGGCACGGTGTCCGGGACTTCTTCGCCTGCCGCATACCATTTCCCGTTTTTAATAACGATATATGGATATTTCATATGCTACCTCCGATTAATCATGATGGACCTCAAGTACGAATGTGCTATCCATATTTTCGTAAGATGGCAATACTACTTCAGAAGCGAATACTGACATCTTCATTGGCGGGCCATACTCAACCTTTGTAGCGACTGTGATTCCTGTTCCATATGTCGTTACATCAACGTCAGCAACCTGTCTTGCAGTTCTTTCTTCCGGTGTCGTTCCGAACCACGTACTACCCAGTTTTCCGTCTGGCAACAGTGTTACTTTGTTGTCCGGGTAAAAATAGTGTTCTTTCCCAGCTTCGTCCATATACATTTTGTCGTACAGGACGATTGTAAGCTTTGTACGCTTCTGAACAACTGAAATTACCGTGTCGTCATCAACCTCAATCGTTGCCGTGAGATTCTGTGCAAGGATTGAATTTCTAATCTGTGCATTCTCGAGTAAATACTGAAACGTATTGGTGTTCATAAGAACGTATTTAGCAATCTTGCCTTTCTTCTGTAATTTTTTCCGAGCATTATTAAGGTCTGTAAGTGGTTTGGAGTTCACTGTATCACTCCACATGCTCGTGTCCTCAAGCTTTGCATAATGGTCTTTTGCATATGAACCGTCCTTGTCGTAATCATATGCGTACTGTACACCGTCACTTTCAATAGCAATAACCGGGTGTCCTGCTTCTGTAGCAAGAAGCGACATTCTCATGCGTTCCGGCACGACTTTTGCGCCGCTCACAAGGTTGTTAGTATCGTCATATACGCTTGATAAGGCACTTGCAAGGTACGGGTCATCTGTAGAACTAATACGTTCAATTTCAAGCATTTCTTCTTCGCCGACTTCCATACCTTCACGGAAAAATGCCATTTGTGTTTTTTCCTTGCTTAATCCCTCTCTTGCTCTAAGTGTCGGAATTGTGTCGAAATTTGACGGCGCAAGCGATACCGGAAGTCCCTTATGTGTCTTAATCCAGCTTAAATCAAGCCCCTGTTTCTTTCTTTCCGGAAACCAATTTAATCCGAGATATGGGATTTGATTGCTTGCTTCTTCTGTTGTTGTAAGTGCAATAGACTTACTGTTTAACACTTCATTAATTAACATCTATATACCTCCCAAATTATTCAAATATAATCATTGGAAGCGCTGTGGAAACGCCTGCGTCATATGTAACACCGGAATGCTTTTCAGCCACGCTTTTATTGATATATGCTTTCTTCAAAAGCACACCCTGTGGCCTGTCTTCTGTGACGTCATATCTCAGAATACCTACGACCGTTGCCGTGTTGTCTGCCTTTCCGTTTTTTCCAATTGGTGTACCGGCTTTTACAATCTTTCTGCCGTCAGCCGTCTTTTCAATAACATCTGTAAAATCAAGTGTCATTGGAATTGCTTCGTTAGGCAGTCTTTTTAAAATCTGAACGTTTCCGACATATGAAGTCTGTTCATACTGCATGTTTGACATTTTTAATTACCTCCTAAATAATGTGACAAAACATCATTGTTGCTTTGACTTTTTGGATTGCTTGAGATAAGACTTGCGGCTATTTTTTCTGCTTCTGTCTTCTCTGAATCTTGGTTACTACCGCCGCCGCCCGGATTCGGTGTACCTTTGGCAATTTCCTGCTCCTTTGCCTGCGCGGAAGCGGTTTCTTTCTCTGAAATAATCTGTCCGAGAACAGTTGTGTCAAAGCTTCCGTCCTCTTTTACAACCGTCTTTGCCTGTTCTGCCGTGATTTTGAAATCCGTCATGGCTTTTTCACGCAAATCCCTGATTGCATTGCTTTTCTGCAGCTCTGCAATCTGATTGTTTGCCGTTTCCAGTGCTTTGTTGGCTTTTTCAAGTTCTGTAAGGTTTCCGGCTTCTATTTCATCAATTTTTGATTGAAGTTCGTCTGCCTTGTCAGCTTTCGCTTTATACTCTGCCGCTTTATCTTTTTCTTTCTTTGTTTCACCGTTTAACTGATTCAGATAATTACTCACCTGCTCATCTGTCGGTTCTGAAATTCCGATTGAAATAAGATTCTGTTTTGCCTGTTCTCTTGTCATCGTTTATTCCTCCTAAAATCACGTTTTTTTACACGGTTCTCTCCGCTCGATTGTTTCTGCCATTTGTCGCATGACTGCAAATTTATAAAATAAAAGCAGTTACCGATTATTGCTCGATAACTGCTTTATTTTGCTGATTATTAAGTTGATTAACTATTTCCTGTGCTTTGTTTTCCTGTTCTTTCGCATTTTTAACAGTCTTATATAAGACATCAAGGTATGGCTTTGAAAGAACAAATGTTTTTTCTGAATCTCCCCAAAGCCCCACCGTTTTAATTGCCACAAGTGGATGTATGCCAGATTGAAGCAATACTGTAAGTGTTTGTGCTTTAGTGTACATATTATCCTGTGGGCTATGATTAATTTGCACTTCAAAATCCCGCATTTTTATGCCTAAATCACGGTCCTTAATCCGTATAATATTTAGCACAACCTTTGCAAGCCGCTTTTCCGCCGCTTTTACAATCGGGTCTTTAAGCTTTGCCCTTGTTTTCGAGAAATCCCAACCATTTCTTAATTCCACCGCGCCTTGCGTATCTCCGCCTGTGTTTCCCTGTTTGTTTGGAATCGCAAGAATTGACAATGTATTGTCCCACAAGTCGTCTTTGGCAACTTGACACTGCGTTTGGTTTAATTCCTGCGTCATAATTTCCACGTCTGACTTGTTATCTTTATTAATAGACTTAACAACGAGTGCATGGTTCATTTTCATCTTTTGGAAAGTTTCATCATCAATTTCACAGTTGATAAATTTTACCCAGTATTCAACGAACTGCTGCACCGAATCCATTCGATTTGACTGCATGGTATTTATTGAATCTAACAGGCTGATAACCAATTCAATATCTGAAATCCTTTCGTGATTATTCGGATATTCCACAATCGGGATACTGCCAAACGCGTGCAATCTGCTTTCAATAACTTTGCTGTCTTGAATTTTAAATGTCATTGAATCTGTATAACACAGCTTATAAAAGTTGTTATTTTCGTCTTTTAACTCCTGTACAGCAAGCACCGGTTCTTCTGTAGCTTTATTGTAAATAACAAAGGTGTTCATTGGGCTTGGCGCTATAATCCGAAACGGTATGTCGCCATCGACAATCTGTATTGCTTTAAAAGATGTGCCGGTCGCTGACTGCCACTCTCCTGCCTTAATATCTTTTTCCTGTTTGTTAGCGTCAGACATATAATCGTTCAGCGTATCAACCGCTTTATTAACTTTTTCATCGTCTTTTCGGCTAACATACTGTATCGGTTCACCATATGTTTGTCCAACCTTAAATTGAACCAGTTCATATGCGTGATTTTCGCAAACTTTATTGTTTACGTCTTCATTTTGCATTTTTATTCTGTATAATACCGGCTGGTCGCCTTTATAATAGTGCCACAAATACCGGATAATGGGCTTGTTATAGTTAAATACACCAATGCAATCTCCAACGATTTTAACAACGTTATCTGCTGTTATTTTTTCAACATTGGTATATGCAATTTTGCGTCCATAACAACCTCTTACAAGTTCGTGAAAATATACATCATTTAACATATTTAATACTCCTAGTAAAGTCTGACTCCGCTTGAAGAACGTGTATCCGGGATTTCTTTGGCTTCATTTTTATCATCATCATTCGGATAATACCAAATCCACTTACGACAATGCTTGCAAGCCAATTTATGTAAATTGGGGTCATCTTTATCGGCATACGTCAATAATTTGCCACAATTCGGACACATTACAGCCTTATTTTTTTTAGTGTAAAACCTCATATTCAACCTCTTTTGGCATGAAAAAAGCACCACCACATTTCTGTAGCAGTGCTTTCCTCGGAACTTTTACTTTTATTTTACATTATAATAATAACACAGTATTAATATGACATTCAATGACATGACAAGTATTCTTTTCCGTATTTTTCTTCAAATTTTTTGAGTGCCGTTCCGTGCAATCGGATTGTCTGCCGCCATGACTTGTCAATTTCGACCGCAATATCTTCAAACCGTTTTTTTGCTATGTATTTTAAAAATAAAATATTATATAGGTTTTCGTCTTCCATACTTTCAATTTGATTAATAATTTTTTCTTTTGTATCTACGTAGTTGTCAATCATGCCGTTAATTTTTTCTTCCATTTCTTCAATCTTAGCATATGCACAGCCTGTTTTGTCCGGGTCGCTAGAAGACATGACACGCTCGTCTGTTCCCACGGCTTTAATACTGTATGCCATTTCTTTCATCTGCGCCAGTTCAATCATTTTATTGTTAATCATTTTGTTTAATTTTCCGATTTGCTGTAAATATTCCTTTGTCGTCATAAATCAATACCTCCTAAATGGATTTTGTGTGGCTTCTACTTTTGCTACAGTTCCTGTCCGCATTTCATTCTCAAACAGCGCTATGCTATCAGGTGCGTCATCATGATTGACTTTGCCGCTTCTTGTCATAGTGGTAAGTTCTTTCATAAACTTGTAATATTGGCTCTGCCTGTCCATTTTTTTAAAATCTCTAAAATAATAATCTCGAATGATATTATCTCTTGCGTTTTCCATTCGAGTTATTTTATTTGAACAATTAAATTTAAACCTTGCGCTACATCTACCGCCCCGGTCTTTAACAATATCCATTACGTCACGCCCAAAGTATTCTCCGGCGCTATTGCTCTCAAATGTAACGGTTTTGACATTATGTTTAATAAGCATATTGGCACATTCTGGCTTGGTAAACTGCGTTCCTGCATTATCAAATACTACATCAACGATATACACCTCATTACCATAAACATATCCAATCGGCATTGAGCAACTGTCTTCTCCTTTGTCGGCACTATCACAAGCCGCCATAATAGCGTCCGGCTCTCTGTCAACAGGAAGTTCTTCAAAGTAATTAAGCTCATTTTCTGCAAACATTCGTCCTTTTGCTTCAAATGGCTCTTGTTGAAACTCTGCCGCCCATGTTTCTTCTGACACCAGCTTGCGCTCTTTGCGGTAATAATCTGTTGTAAATATCTTACGCAAGCCTTTTTTATCCTTGCGATATATTTCCCAGTTGCTTTCATCTGTAACTGGGTCAAGTGCTGGAATCGCTACCTCTCGCCAACTCCACCCCAACTCATTTGCCTTATTTTGTAACGCTGTAATCGGGTCATATAGACTATATTTTGTTCCTTGTATAATAATTGGTGTTCCCTCTAATCGCCTACCAAGAACATCGTCTGTGACCTTTTCACAAAGAAACTCTAGTCTATCTCTGTTTCTTGCTTCTTCATGATTTTTTACACAGTCATCAATGTATACAAGTACATTTGCTTCTGTGCAACCGACAATCGCTCCGTCAATAGGTCTACAAGTAAAAGTTGGAAATATATTTTTGCTTTTAAGGTCAATAGAAAAATTTTCAGCACTTTTATAGTCTTTTTCGCCTATTTTTGTAGCTTCGGGAAAAACACTTAAAAACCTTTGATATGTACTTTCTGTCTCAAAGCTTTGCAATAAACCACCATAAAATCGCTTAACAAGTCCTTCACCTTTTCCAACACCAAATATACTTCCGTCTGGGTCTCTCCCACCCATCATCTGTGCCAACTTCAGACCGCCTGTTGTTTTTCCTGTTCTCTTGGGCTGTGATACAGACAAAAAATCTAATTTTCCGTCATAAATTTCTTGATACGCTTTAACTACAGGTTGTAAAACTTTATATCTTGGAAAATAAAATCTTTTATATGGGTCTTTTTCATCAATTTCGATATAATAAAAAAAGCTATCGACTAAGTATGACGATTCATACATTAAAACATCATAAAATTGCTGAAGTGCTTTATATGTCGTATCATGTTCTCCTGCATAAACCTCTAAGTCCGCAACTCTGCCGCCTGTATGTTCTCTAACAAATTGAGCTATAAGTTGCTTTGTCCTTGCCGATATTTTCAATCCATAATTAATATCATGTTCGGTTCTTAGTGAAACGGCTACAGCTTGTATATACGCGTCAATAACCTGCTCATCTATTTCTTTTCTTTCTATGTAATTTTCATATTGTTTTACTGCCGAAATAAGGCTTGAACTTGCCAAAGAAAAGCACCTCTACTTTCCAAAAAAGCAAAGGCACTTTCAGACCTCTGCCAATAATTTTTGTTGGTTAGCGACTACAATCAATCTGTAGTCGGTAATATCACTTAATCAATATCTGCAATGCTTTCTACAAAACAGTTGTAGTAGATATATCTCTTGCCGTTAAAATCAAACTTAACATATCCACCATCGTTTGCACCAATATCAATTTTGCCTTTATATGTTGCAAGTTCTTTACCATCTGCCGTGTATACAGTAATTGTTCTTTGCATACCGCCATTTACATCACTTTTCATATCTGTTACCGCTCTGTCCCATGACGCACATCCGGTCATTCCTAAGCACAATGTCAAGCCTAATACAACTGCTAAAATTTTCTTTTTCATAATAATTCCTTTCCGCTGGTAATCAGCAATCATTGTTCTAATTCATCAATTCTGTTTTCAAGTACATTTATGTACTCCCTCATTTTTTGTCCGTCTCTCTCTGAAAGATACTCAACGCCAGTAGTTCCTATTTTCCACGATACATCTTTTAAGTATTGGATTGCATTTTCAACTTTGTTATCGTCACGATTAAGCTCTTCGCATAAGCACTTGGCAATATCTTTAAATGGTTGTGGGTGTTCCACTCTGTCTAATGCTTCTTCAAAGGTGTAATCTCCCTTGTAGTCCATAATAATTCCGACAGCTTCATATTTTCCAAGATTAACTCCTAAAAATCGGTCTGCAACTGTATTCCAGATAGCATATAAATTGTCTATATCGTCTTGCAATGCAACTATTAACATAATCTCACTCCTTGTTCAGTTCATCCGCATATCTTGTCATTTCAATCTGTGTTCCGTTTTCATCCCTTGTACCGACAGCTACATATCTGCTGCTTCCACTCATCATATCCCCAATCCGTATTTCCGTTTTATCATCATCAAACTTGTAACATTCACGCATTTTCTCAATGCAGTTATTCATTTCTGATATTTTCATAACTGATTCCTCATAAACCTCTCAAAATCTTTTCTGCACTTAGGGCATAATTCATATGTTTTTTCTAAAAATTTATATCTACGGACATTCTTGATTTCAAGACACATATCATTATCTTCAAAAGTAGGAACTATGTCTCCGCAACTTCCGACTTGCTTAAATCTAACTTCTTTCCAGCTCTTAGGTATTATCTCTTTTCCACACCTGTCGCAAGTGTGCCATTCTTTTATATATTTCATTATTATTTCACTACTTTTTTATCGTTGTTCTTGTCATTGTAATACACCTTAAACCCTTTCAATTTATATTCGGACACGGATTTTCTCAAATCTTCAATGCTGCCGTATTTTTCATTCAGCATAATAGCAGTGCTCCCCTTTTCAGCCGCATAAATGCCGCATGGTATAGCTTTACTTGCTATTTTAAGGAACTGCTTGTACTCTTTGCGTGACATTCCATATACATTGCCTTTAATCTCTACTCTCATGCACACTCTCCTAGTCCTTAAATAGCCCGTCAGGAAATTTCCCACCTGTAATTAATATGCCTACGTATTTGTGAAATGTCGGATAACTCATGCCGGCTATTTCCGTTGCTTTTGTTATCGTTACCTCGCCGCTTGCCCATTTATTATAGGCTTCAATAAACTTGTCCTTATCTACTGCATGAACACCTTTTGCCATACTGCACCTCTTTTTTATTTTTAATTTTTTTAAAAAAATGGAAAAGGGCGGAATCGAACCGCCAATGTTTACCACATGGGAACAGATTTACAGTCTGCCGCAACACCGCCAATCGTTGCCGCTTTTCCAAAAAAACAAACATGATTAAGACTTCTCTTTATTCATCATACCCGCAGTCACATTCAGTCACCGTGACGATAAGTCCGAGCTTCCGGGTGCGACCCTTGGCTTCTTACCGCTGTTAAGCACGGACAGGGAGCGAATTTAATCTGCAAATTTCACGGTTCTTTCGGAAGTTTTTTTGATTTGCCAAAAAAAATTGTTTTGCCATACCGCTACTTTAACAAATTTCTTGTGTTATACTCCGGTTTCCCGGATTCAAGGCAAGCCGACTTAATGAAATTCCTGTTTTGTTTGTAGTCTTTCACACCACGAACACAAACAGGTTATTCTTGCACCGCAAGCGTTTATTATTCGTCAGCCACAAGGATTCTACTTTTGACGTCATTATGATGATATACTACACCACTTTGTTGCCAGCTTTGCTGTCTTCTTTGCTTAAATTGCTTCAAGCAAAAAGCCTACACTTTCCAGTATCCCGAAAAGCTTTAACTCAATTCAGTGTATCCCGGCAAGGTTGAAAAGCCTATCTTCACCGGGGTAATCATGTTTGTAAATCCCGCCGGACCTTGTGACGGTCCTTTAATCAGCTTTCCGCTAACGGGAGATAAGGGGGTACCAAAGAATGGGATAAAAGGGCTATCAAAAGCCCAGCTACCCTAACCGGATTTGAACCGGTGATACAGGAATCAAAATCCCGTGCCTTACCGCTTGGCTATAGGGCATTGTTTTGCGGGTATTCCCAACTCTATTTCCCGCACACCTCATTGTACTATCCTTTGTAGCCATTCTTACAGCATTGTTTGACAAGGTGTTTGTTTTGCTTTAAATGTCTTTGCTATCCCGATGTAGCGACCTTTCGGATTCAAAACCGTTCGGGTAACGATTTCTAAGCTTTGCTTTGTTCATTTCAGCAATGGTATCTAAGTCATATCCAATGCCTTTTGCGGCTACGGCTAAATACCAAAGGCAATCGCCCAGTTCTTTTGCCATGTGGTCTTTATCAAGCGTATGACCTTGAAAAAGCATTTTCTTTACCATGTCAATCACTTCTCCAGCTTCGCCATTTAAGCCCATCACTCCATTAAGCAAAAGATTATCTTCGTGTGCTGTGGCTGTTCTACTTGCTGTACGCATTGCTTCTGCCTGATACTCGTTTAATGTCATTGATACACCTCTTTTTGTTTTTGAGATTATTTTTGGGACTTAGTCGGGCTGGCTGGCTGTTTTTATTCAACCCCCACCCCCTAACAGAATCACCGTTGTAGGCGATTATCTGCCGTTATTTAATTGTTTGATTATTTGCTATTTTGTTTGCTGTTTCTGACTATTTGTTTTATACATTTCGCTAAACTCATGTTTAGCGAAACTCTAAGCATATCGAAATAGCTTGGACACCAGTAAATACGGCACTTTTAAATTGTGTCTGAATTGTTTAACGTTTCGCACGCTTCTAACTGTGGCAGTTGTGCGCCGTTTTCGTCCAATTCCGTTCCCAACTTCGGGAGGTCTGCCGCTGTCAATGCAGTCTTTCCGAATGTTTCCCGGCTTACTCCTGGCAGATTCCAACCGAAGCGCCTATTCAGTATGGGCAAGTACTTCATTGGATTGTTTCGCCTGTCTTTCATCAGAGCTGTCAAACTTTCCTCAGAAAATAATTTCAATTTTTTAAAAATGTCACTCCCTTTTGAACTTAATTCTTTTGTATATTCCCCCTCTTTTAATCTGCTTACAGTTAAATTACTAATAACATTACCCTCTAAATCCTTATACACAACAACTCTTTTATTGCTATTGTTTAAATTATATATAGCATTTAAAGATATACCCGAAAATAAATGAAAACCAATAACACTTATCTCTTGATTATGTATAAAACATTCGTAAGCATATATGTCTAATATATAATCTACAGCTTCTAAATTGTAAGCATTATTTATATTTTTAGGCATTGCTAAAATACTTGGATTAGCCTTAAAAGTATTTTGGCAAATATATGTAAGTGCTGCATTCCACATAGCCGGATAGATGTCGTACGGGTCTTTAATGTCATTTTCAGTGCAGAACTCTTCTAAATACTCCTCAAAGTCATTTTTGATTGATTCTAATGAGCTTGGCTCTGCTCCTGCTAATTTCTCCAATTCTGTACACCTCCCAACTTTTAAATTTTAAAATAAAAAAAATACCTACAAACTGCATTGTTCAACCCAATTTTTATTTGGGTTTCTTTGGTCGCTGGAATGAATCCGCGGCTCGCGTTTGTAGGTAAAATAATTACTATTCAATTTTCATTTTTGCATTTCTGCAACCTGTGCTTACACAATACACTAAAATAATTATACTGTCAATAGCTTTTTTGAATATATTTTAAATAAATCCGCGCGTATTATATTATATATATAAACTAAATTAATTCCCTAATTACTTAAAAAATAAAAAATACAGTGTATTTTATTTAAAAATATATCTTCTTTATTTCTCTTTTTATTCTATCTTTCTTTTTATTTTCTCTTTTGCTTCTTTTCTCTTTTGTTTTTCTTTCGTTCTTTTTTTCTCTTTTTTCTTCTGCGGATAGGGTATCTATAGGGTATCGCTCGAGTGGCGGAATTTTTTATAAATTTTATTAAATTTCTATAAATTGGATATTTTATTGACTTTTTGCAGATAAAATATTAAAATTAATATTTATTATTAAAAATAAAAATAGCCGGGCATTATGTACCTGGCTAAAAATGAAAATTTAAAATATAATGCTTTCATCGTCATCCTGATATGATATAGTTATATTTTTATCATGGTAACTATCTAACTATCAAAATGGGAAATTATATTAATCTTCCCACGTTTCCACGCAGTCGGGCGCGTCTTCGTATTCCTCGCCCTCATATTCCGTTACCCACTCACCTGTTGTGGATAACTTCACGCAGTCGCCAGTTGCGTGTTTACCGTCATAGTCAAACGGCATTTCCTTTAAATGTTCGCGTGCAACCGCGAACACCTGCCAGCTTCCGTTGTTTTCATTCATCATGTTTCTGTACCCTCGCCCCTCTACGGGGCGCCCTTTCCTTTAATCTGTCTTTATTATATTCTAATTTTAGAATGTTGTCAAGTGCTTTTGCTAGAAAAATTTTATTTTTTCCGCGTCTGTTGGCACAACCTCTATTATGTCGGACGGCTGGCAACGGCACATTATGCAAATGCGGTTTAACGTTTCTAGTGTAATGCTTTTGCCTGCCTTAATATTTTGTATTGTCTGCCCTGATAAAAGACCATTTTTTTGGATTCGGGCTTGATTGTATCCACGTTCTTTTAAAAGCTCAAACACGTCTATTTTATATTTTATCATTTTGCGTTCTCCTTTCCTTTTAATATGTTAAAAATTGTACATTATATGTAATAAAATGTCAATAAAAATTATTCTATTTTTAGATAAAATTGTCTTGACAAAATATTAAGCCGGTGCGATAATACTATTATTAAAAAAGAAAGGGCGGCGACACTGCCGCAAGGGTGGGAAATATGTTTAAATTCGACTACAGTTCAGAATATTGGGAATTTGAAAACGGCATAACGGTAGAGGGTGACGGCTCGGAAATATTTTCCGTAAATTTAAACGGGGAATTTTTGGGCTATATAGTTTGCAGAGATTACGCGGACTATAAAAATTGCACCGCTGAACTTAACAGCGGCATTGACCCGATAACGGGTGGATGGGAAGACGGCAACGGGAATCCGTGCACGCTTTCCGGCTGGGGAAACTCCGAAGAATAAAAAAGAAGTAAAAAGAGAACCGCCGAGGGGGCGCGGTTCTCTTTTCTTACGTGCTATATTAAATTGTTGAGCGGTTCGTGTTCCGCTCTGTATAGTATTATATAACTTAATTTTTTAAACGGCAACTATTTTATTAATCATAGCCATTTTCGGCTTCTACATTTGCTTGCCGCCGTGCGACCTCTTGCAATTGCTTTTGCTCGTTTTCCTGCTGTATTTGGTGCAGCCAGTTATTTAATTCTTCGACATCTTCCGGCGCGTCTGCTTTTTGCTGTGCCTGCTCCGGCTGTTCTTCTTTTGCGGCTTCCGGCTGCGCTGTCTGCGGTGCTTCTGCTTCTAACCTTTCCAGCTCTGCCAATACCGCAGAATTTAAAAATCCGTTTACAGTGTAGCCCAATGCCTGTATACGGTCTTTCGTGCCTTTGGGGAGTGTTACGCTCGCACGGTCGTAGTCCTGCTTTATTTTTTCGTTTTGCCGTTTTATCCTTTGTTTGTACTTTTCTAACATTTCAATATTATCCATATTATCCGCCTTTCATTAATGTAATGCTATTACATATAATAATACATATTGCAATAAAAGTCAATTTTTTGCATTAAATTAAATATTATTTTAATTTTATTGCATTTATGTATTGCATTTATGTAATTAATGTGTTATTATAACAATGTCGAAAGGCAATATAAAAAAGGCGGTTGCAACTCTACCAAAGCAAACAACCGCCACCAATCAAAAAAAGAAAGGTAGCCCCATTATAACACGGGCAAAGGTAAAAAACAATGAAAAATCAAATTTTAGAAAAAATAGAAAGCCGAAAGGCAAAAAGCGCATGGGACAAAGGTGTGTTGCTGTATGCCTTCGAACTAGTGGAAAACTTAGAAGAGGAAACTTTCCCGGCTTCAAAATCGAAACTGGAAGAGCTTTTATTAAATGGTGCCAACAGTTGGAGTCAATACAGCTGGGGCGGCGGCGCTTTAATTTATGATTTCGACATAGCCCAAAGGCTGTGCACGCCGTCCGAATTAAAACGCAAGCGGGGCGGGGAACTTGCCCCAAACAGTCATGAACAATGGCTAGATGTGCAAGCCCGAGCACTTGCACAAGCTGCGGATTTAATTTGCAGTTTAAATAAATAGTGGCAAGTGGCAGACGGTGCCGGGCTTCCGGGGTTCAATTCCCCGGCTTGCTTTTAACTAAAAATAAATTTCAAGGGTGAAAACCCGGAAAGGGGACAATTATGAATAAGATTGTCAAAAGAGCATATGAAATTAATCGAAAAGCGGCAGAATTTTCGATTGATTTGCCTGATTTAGAAATCGGGGACGTTGTAAGGCTGGGCGATGTGTGGGACGGTGAAGAACCATATACACGAGCCTATAACAACAATTCCTACAGCTATATTATTAGCGATTTGGGGGAAGACGGTGCAACAAACGTTGATATTTATATCAACTATGTCTTTAATACAATAGGGGAAGACCGCAAAGATGAAATGAATTCCTTGGTCAAAATAATTTCAATTGAATTAATATAATTAAGAAAGCCCCGGAGAAATCCGGGGCTTTTGTGTGCGGCTTTTTTTGAAATAGTACTAAAACATATTTCAATACGCCACGCGTTACGGTTTATCAATGTGCCGCACACATTGCAAGTTTTCACTTGCATAGATATAATAACATATATATTTATAAAATGCAAGGCTATTTTTATAGCTTTTTTTGTGTTATCTTAAAATATAAAAGGGGGTATTCTATGCCAAAAATGAAAAAATGCACCATTTGCGGCAAAAGCTTTTTAAGCTGCAAGGGTGTAGAGGTCTGCTCCGCTGCCTGTGCTACTGAACGTAAGCACCGGCAGGACGCCGCCGGAAATGAACGCAGGCGGTTGCAGTTATCCAACCAAAAAACAAGCCGAATCTGTCCAGTATGCGGTAAAACTTTTATGTCTGTGTACCGGAAATACTGCTGTTCAGAGTGCGCAGAAATCGCACGCCGCAAAAATTCAGCGGAAAACAACCGGGAATACTACGCCCAAAATCGGGATGCTGTTATACAACGCGTAAAAGCTACACGGGCAAAGCGCAAGCAGGAACAGCAACCACCAAAATAAAGGCAGTTTTGCCGTTGCGCTTCTATACCGTTTATAGCCTTATACGGCTTTAAATGCCTTATATGGTTAGCTTTTTACCATATCAAAATAACAAGGCGACTGCGGGCATTTTACAAGCTTGCAGACATAAAAAAATAGACTTTTCATTCGCCGAAGTAAGTCCATAGTTTATACTTTAGCACGTTAAAATAGTAAAACTTTTCGTGAATTTTGCCGGCAAAATTTGATTAAAATCCGCTCAAAAATCGGGGATTTTTGAAAATGGATTGACCGGGCTGAAAATCTAAATAGACGGGGGGTTCAAAATTTTTCCGAATAAAAAATTGAGCGAAAATGTTAAAAAAAACCGCCTGCCGGAAACGACAAGCGGTAATTTTTATTTTTTCAACAAAGCCACCTAATTTCTTTCATTTCCATTCCACACTTTTGGAGGAATTTTTCGTCTAAATGAATAATTTTCTTATCATTTATATCCCATAATGGTGTTTGGACAGGATAGTTTTGATTTACCCAATGTGCGACAGAACCTTCGCCGCCATAATAAGTTACACCCTCAAGTATAAGAGGGATTTCGTTTTCCTTTTCCATAAGTATATATTTTTTCGGCACATAATCATTGCTATAGCCAACATATCCACCACCCACCTTTTTCACTGCATATCCGTCCTTTTCGAGTGCCGCTGTCAATTTCTCAAGTCCTGTTGCCAATGTGATTCCTTTTAAAATTTTTAATTCTTCCATATCTTGCACCTATACCTTTCCTTTATTTGCTTTTTTGTATTCATTTTTTATTCCGTTCCTGACAACGTCTGACTTTGTTATATTTAGACGTTTTGATGTAACGTCTAACATATTAGTCAGCTCATCGTCAATCCGAACTCTTAGCATTGTGTCTTTGCTATGGTCAGATTTAGGTCTGCCCGTCCGTGGTGACACGTCTTCACTTCCTTTCTTTTTGTCGCTACAATAAGTATATTACTGTTGCTACAAAAAGTCAATCACTATTTTTAATTTTTTCATACCATTCTAAAAATTCGCCAAAGATTTTATCTTCTGCAATTTTCCGAATATTTATAGCTTCTTCTTTGCTTTTGTAGCGTCCTAAAAAATATTTTGTCTTTTTAAACATTATTTCTGCGCACCACCTATTCCTTGACTTATCAAACCAAACACCTGTTGTCCCTGATGTATTTGTTTTTCTTATTTTATTTCCGTTCAATTTGCACGGTGCAGTACCATAAGCGTATAATTTTTGAATGTTTTCGTTTTTTAAACAGCCACAGCTTTTTACCTTTCCGTTTTTTAAATCATCATAATGTACATCACATTCATTGCCGCAATCGCATTTACAATGCCATATTTTACATCTGCTTTTTGTATGGCTTTTTTGGTCGGTAACGTATACTGCGACTAATTTGCCAAAACGTTTATTTTTAATATCCTTATAATCCCGATGATTTCCACAATCCTTTACTTCGTTTCTTTGAAGATTTTGTTTAGTAGCAAGTCTTTTCTTCCCGCACAGCAAACAAGTACATTCATAAAGTCTTCTATGATATGAATTGTACTGGTCCGTCAATTTGTCAACTTTCAAATTGCTATATACTTTATCAATAATAGTAGTGTCTGCTTTCCTCGGCATTGTTTTCCCTTTCTCATAGAATTTAAAAATAGGAAGTGCCGCAACACTCCCTATAGCTTTTAAAATAATTTGTCTTGTTGTTCCAACAGCATAAGCAACGCTGTCATCGTCATGGTCTGTATTAACATACAACGTTACACCGTGCGTATCCTTGCACCGCGCGGCGACAATTTTGTCGCCGCCGAACTCCTCAATATCCGATTTTAACTCATCTATCAGCTCTGAACACTCAAAGCTAATATTTTCTCCGCGTTTATTTGTAAATGCCATAAGTTTCTACTCCTTTTCAATGCAGACAGCCGTCCCACTCATTGTAATCATTAATGAAATGTCGCCGGTATTCCAATACGGTGCACAGCTATATGATATTCCAACTAAACCGTTTGCGCCCTTGTACAAGGCTTCTAATGCCATGTCGCTCATTAATTCATCTATAAAAGTTTGCACTTTTTCTGAAAATGCACTATATTCTTTTCCTGCGACCATCGCTTTGAAATTCATTGCATTTTTTAAATCCGTCATCATGCCTAAACTGTATAACGCAGTATCGGTTACGATTCCGCAATATCTGACAATTTTATATCCCACAAAATCAAATCCGGTCGTTTTCATGACATCGTTTTTTGTTATTCTGCCGGATTTAATAGCATTAATAACAGCTTCTTTTCGCTCATTTTCTTCTTCCCTTTTCCGGTTAAGTTCTTCGATTTCTTTTTCTGCCTGCTTTCTGCGCTCCTGCAATGCTTCTTTCTTAATTACGCTCTTGTACTTAAAGCTGTAATTGCAGTTAAAACAACGGTCAACGCTATCGCCTATCAGTTCTCCACAGTTTGGACAAGTTTTCATACTTCGCTACCCCTTTATTGCGTTTTCTAATACTATACCATGCAGATAGCTTTAAATCAACTTTTTAAATCTTTTTCTTTTTGCAAATTCACGCTTTCTGCCGTAAAAATTAATGATTTTGCTGTATACCGGCACTCTCCCAATTCATAAATCAATCGTTCTTTTGTCATTTCGGGATTTGTCCGGCGCACATATTCAAGAAGCTTATCTATTTTATCCATTACACTGCCGCTCCCCTCTGTATCCCTGCCATTAAATAATCAAGCAGATAAATCAAATCTGTGCCATATTTGCTTATCCAGTCTGCCATAAATTCTTCCTGTTCAATCGGCATACTCACACCATAAGAAAAGCAAAAACAATGGCATAGTTCGTGTGCTATTATTTTGCGCAAATAAGCCCCTTTTGGCTTGTTTGATACATATATAGTCTTGTCGTTCCAATCGGTCACAGCAAGGCTTATAGAGCCGTCAGAACGCATTAATTTTTTTAAATTATCTGTAAATACTATATTCCAATCTACATTATTGATTTTAAACATCACAATCACCTTAAAAACTGGCTGAAAGTTTTTGCACTCCCAGCCATTGCCATTACATTTTACTTACAAGCGTTGAAAGCTTGCTTTTCAGCATTGTACGTTCTTCTGCCGTCATGTCTGTAAGCAGTTCTGTAATATCGCCGGACAACTCTTTCATGTAGTTTTCAAGCGATTTCATCTTATGTTCTTTGTCCTCTGCAGTATTTGCTTTGTGCATTTCTTTGGTTTCTGTATAGTGCCGCTTCGCTTTATCATAGCCGCTTTCGGTCATATTCATGCCGCTTGTCGCCGGTTCTGTGTAATACATTCTTCCATAATTGCGGTCAATATCCCTGTCATGTTCCATTCCGCGGTACATTTCCGGTGTCATGTGGAAATACGGAGGTTCATCGTATCCCCGGCGCGTTCCTCTGCCTTTCGGTGCAAATCTGCCGTTTGAATAGCGGTAGTTATCATAAAATCTTCTGCCGTCACCAAGCCGCTCAAACATTTCCATTGTTTCATCTGCACTCGATTCTTCCATTGATTTCATCAATGTACGATAATACATTGCTTCTGCAAGGTCTTTCATCATATCTGTAACCTGTCCCATTTCACACGGGTCTATATTTTCAATTCCTTTGTCAATTTCACATTTGGCACATTCAGACAGTTTTTCAATCATGTCGTGCATTCTCATAATATCCATAAAACCGCCCCCTTATGCTTCCCGAACTGCAATTAAATTGCTGTTCTGAACTTCGATTGCCTGTGCAGATGTATTTTGTACCGCTGCCGTAACGCAGCAACCGCGTGGAACGTCTACATATGCCTGTGCCGAAACATTAAAGAAGTTCTCTACTGCCGCCGGTGTAACAATCATACGAGTTGACTGCAGCGGCTCACCGTCAATCGCAATAGCAAGAGAAATAGCTTCAACCGTTCCACCTGTCGGGATTTGAATATTCCCGGAATAAGATACTAAAAATCTTGCCCGGCACTGGTTTGTAAGTCCTCTCAATTTAACAATACCGCTTCCCTGTCTGTGCGTAATGCAATTTGAACCAGCAACCGGTGTTTCTGTAAATGCAACATCTTCTCCCTGCGCAACAGTTTGAAGTGCAATTCCTGTAAATTCTGCCATAAAATAATACCTCTCTTTCACAAAATAAAGGGCAAACTTTCTTGAAGTCTGCCCTGTCTTCCCGACATTGGTGTCGGGAACATTGTAATACTGCATTAGCAGACATAACCTTTTGAGTTTTATTCCGAGTGAAACTCGAAAAAACTCAATTTGATTAAGATACTTGATTATTTAGTAAATTAGCAGCCGCAACCGCTATTGCAACCACAACCGTAATATACATTAGGGTTCGGCACCTGATATGCCGGAATCGGCGCCGGATTGACTGCATTAATAATCTGCTGTGTCTGCGAAGCCATTGCAGTAGTAAGTAATGCACTCTGTC